GCGGTGCAATGGCTCGTTATAAAGACGAATGGTGTGCTCGTGAATTCTCTGAACATGGTCACGTAGTATTCGATAACTCTTTGGGTGCTCAAAATCCTGACGCTATGACAAGTGGTCTTGGCGAAGATTCTCTTCCTAACGGTACTCTTTCCGTCGAAGACTTTATGTCTATGTGTTTAGCATTGATGGCTAACGATAAAACTCCGACTGACGTTATTATGCATCCACTTTGCTGGTTAGTATTTGCTCGTAACGCAATGGTAGGTCAAGGTTTGACTTTCGGTGCTATGGGTGCTATGAATGTTAACCCATTCGGCACAACTCAAGGTACTCCTGGTTTTGCTGGTTTGTCCAACAATATGGGACCTCAAAAATTCATCTTGAACGAATCTCAAGCAATGTTTAACTTGCCTATGCCAGTTAATATCATCTTGAGCCCACGTGTTAAATTTGATAAACAAAATAAAACATTTGATATGTATGCTATCGATCGTAACAACATCGGTGCTATCGTACAACGTGAAGATTTGTCTATTGAAAAATGGACTAATCCTGAAACTGACGTACGTATTATCAAAGCTAAAGAACGCTATGGCGTTGGTATCATGGATAATGGTAAAGGTATCGCAGTGGCTAAAAACATTTCCGCTATGCCTTCCTTCCCTCGTCCAACTGCAGTTCGTATCCAAGAATAATATTCTTATACATTCTGTTAATTGAATGAGTAATTAGGGGAGCTTTCGGGCTCCCCTTTTTTTAATATATAGAGGTATTTTAATGACTAAATTAAAAGAACCGATCGCTATCGTAAAATTAGGTCATGGTGAAATCGGTTATTTCGATAAGATCACTCGTCTACGTTTAACACGTAAAGCACCTTATGGTCGTATTTATGACGATATGGATCTTAAAAATATTCGCCGTTCTGTTAAAGTAGGTCGATTAATTTTAGTTAACGGCATGCTTCCAGCAGAAAATGCTAATTATTCTAAAATAGCTAAACGTTTTATTCCGTCTTCTAATTATGACATGGTTGCATCTGGTTTAATTCATCCTGAAGACATTATGGAAAAAACAGTTGCTCGTTCTAAAGAAAATGAATTCGATTTAGAAGCAGCATTAGCAGAAGCAAAAGAAAATTTAGAAAAAGTTAACAAGGAGAATACAAATGGTTTGCAAGAAAAAGGGCAAGAAGGGTTGCAAGTAGCACCTGAAACTAAAACTAAAGAAGCAAAACTTGAAGAAACATCTAAAGCTGAAGTAGTTCCAGAAGAAACAGAGGCGAAGGACGTTGCAGAAGAGACTTTGGAAGAAGAATCTGCAGAAGAAGTGGAAGATGAAGCCGCAACTGAAGATAAACCTAAAAAAACTCGTGGTCGTAAAAAAGCTAGCAAATAAGAAGGAAGATTATGTTTAAAGAATTTGCTTTGGTCGACATGGCCGTAAATCCTATTGAAAAGCAAATTAAACTTTTCTTTACGAGTAATGTAGATCCAGACACAATCGATAGCGATACGATAGCAATGGTTCATGCAGAATCTCAAAAGATTTATCGATTAAAATATCGTACGTCAAAAAAGACTGTTGTTATTACAGTATTAGACGATGTAGAACCTAACGAAGAATATCGTCTCGATATTAATAAAACTATTAAAGATATTGTCGGGACACCATTACAATCTAGTTTAATTCGTCACGTATATTTCAATAGTAACATATATTCTAATGTCCGCATTATTAGCCCGGCAAATCATGAGCTTGTCGACGGATCTTTTATATGTGAATGGCAAGAAATCTTACGAGATAAAAGACGTAAACCTGTATTAGAATATCGATTGCAAATTTCTGAAAATAAAAATTTTGATCCTTGTGAAATCGATACTGTAGTATTAAATAAACAACGTATTAGTTTCCCTAAATTAAAAGATGCTAAACAGTATTATATTCGTATTCGTGTCGAAAAAGATAAAGAATTCGGAGCATGGTCTGATATAGCCACTTTTACTTATGACGGAAAAGATCGTGTTCTTGATCGTTTAGAAAAATCAGAAAAAGATCCTCATAAAATAAATCCAGTATCTATTTGGGCACCGTATAATTACAAACGGAATATGCACAATAATAAAGTTAATTTAGATACTAATCCGACTTCTTCGGGAACAATGTCGACCGAAGAAGTTAATCATGCTACGGGATTAGGATTATCTCCTGAAGTAACGGCTGGTAATAATACGACTACGTCATTGTCGGCAGAAGCCATCGAAAGAATCATGAAAGATGGCAACGGTAATACAGCAACGACTATTAAATTAGCTGACGGGACTATTATTACTAGAGCTAATGACGGCGGAACGCCAGGTGTCGTAGTCGATGAAACTCCGGCCGGAACAAATATTGCTCCCGTTATTATTAGTGCACTCGAAGTAACTAGACGACCTCAACAAGGTACTAACGATGCTTTCGTGTTTGAATTTAATGCTGAAATTAAAGATGAAGGTATTTTACAAAATATCGAAATCATCAGAAAGGATTTCTAATGGCAGAACCTTTTGAGTATACGATATTTGGTAATCGTTTAGAACTAAGACCAGTCGGCGGTGTTAAACCTGATTCTTTATACGAAATCAGAATTAAAAAACTTGAATCTGTCGACGGTAAAAAAGTATTAAAGTATAAAGTCTATACGGTAGCATCAGAACAAATTAGTAATTTTTATACGCTCGGCGATGTGAATTATCTAATCGATGTATTTGATGCTAGTGATACAGAAGTGTTATACGCATTAAAAGAAGCAAGTCGGTTTGCTCAGTTTCTATTGGATCAAATTCCAGGTTATGAAAATAGAGCCGATTTGCCATATCTTTTACAACAGTTCTGTAAATTAAGAGCGACATTAAGTTTAGTAAGTAAACACGCCGTAACGACTTCGACGTCTGGTAAGATATCGGGTCATATCGGTAACATTAGTTTTGGTTCGACTGAATCTGGCGGATCAAGTTCTTCTAGTTCTAGTGGTAATGCTCCTTCCTTATCAGATTTAATCAAAATGATTAAAGCTGAAATGGAGATTTTTGAAAAACTAATTGTCGATCCTACGTATCTTACTATGGGTAGAGCTGAACCAAGAACAGGTAAACGTTCTTATACAGAAAAACAAAAATTACATACATATCCTACGACATTGTTTGACGATTTATCGCGTTCATTAAAATCTTTGAGGAAAACTTAATGAAAAATTTAGATGAACGAATTAATGGATTAATACAATTAATGGAAGTTCCGGTATGGTTAGTACAACCATATCGGAATATTGATTGTACTTGTAAGGATCCGACGGCTAAAGAAGGCGATCCTTTATGTGAAAACTGTTTAGGATTTGGACAGAAAATTTCAATACGTGAAGCACGTGCTCATATTCAGCCATTATTTTCTACTGATAATGCTGATAATAAATTATTCTTAATGCGTGGTTACGATATTTACATTCGTAATGAATTTCCAATATTCCCTGGAGATATCATTGTATTTAAAGATAAAATTATTAATATAACATACGTAATGGACTGGTATTCTAATACTATGGATTGCGTATATTATCAAGCTAATGGTGTCGATTATAAACGAAACCCAGAAGCTTTTATGAAAAATTTTAAAGCATTGATCGGAGGTTAATATGACATCCGACGATAAACATACGAGTCTGTTAATTATAGGTAATTCTGAATCGACTAATAAAACATGTAAAATTGAAAAATTTAATACACTGTTCGAAGTCGAAAAAGAATATGGTAAAGACTCAGATTTGTATCAAGCATATAAGTTAGCTAAAAATTATTCGGCTCCCGACATTTATTTAGTTAATATGCGAACGATATCTGATTTCTTAAATATTGCTAATCAATTAATAGACTATGATTTTGCATATATTTGTCCAACTAAAATAATGTTTTCCGATCGATATACTGATCGTTATAATAAAGATTTAACAGACTATTATTTAAACGTATTGTCTAGTAATTGTTATAAGAACAGAAGTATGATTATCGTAACAGATAAACATAGTTCTTTATTCGAAGATATCGACGACTTTAATAATTACTATGACGGCATTGTTCAAAAGTTTACTTCTGTCCATAATAAGAATAAATTTTTGGATAATATAATTTTAGTCGGCAATAATAAAAAATTTTTAAAATAATATAGTAGTGTTGGGGGGGGAAGGTCGCCCCCCACGCCTATCAACGAGTACCCACTTTTATCAAATGAGGATACCGACTTTATATTAGATTATAAAGATATGCTTCCTAATGTCGTCTATTACAGAAATAGTTCATTAGTCGGTACAACAGTTGAAAATTTAGTTAACCTATCTAGCGAAAATCCTAATAAATCTGTTATGGTAATGCGTATTATTTATTACTTAGTCAGAAAAATGGATTTCGATGAATATATAGGAAAAAATTATCGGAAGTTCTATCTATTAAAGATAAGAGACCGATTAGAATCCTTATTAAAACAAAATGTAGGATTTGTTCTATACGACTATCATATTGATAGCGTTGAAGAACAATTAAGAGAAAATGGATTAGGGGTCGACATTATACTTCGGTATACGTTGTATCCTTTATTCACGACAGAGTCTTATACTGCGGAACAGAGGTTATAATGACAGACGAACTTACTCATGACGAACGATTTGTAATCGATCAGTTAAAAGCAAAAAAAGATAGCCTGTCAGTAGTCAATGCTCCCGGTAGGCTAATGAATAATCGACGTAGAGTCGATCGATTGAGGGCTGAACAGTCCATTAGTTTTGATGAATTTATCGAGTTGCTCGTTAAATTGGTCGAAAAAGCGTTATATGAAGATCAAGTTAAAATGAGCCCAGACGAAGGGGCTACGATTAACGATCGCGATAAACCAATTAACAATCCGTATATTTTCTTTAAAATTATCTCAGGTAAGACTATTAATAGTATTAAACCTCGATTAATGGAAAATACGATTAGACGTGCTCCAGGTCATCCTGAATATCGTCCAGATAATAAATATCCTGTTAAAGAAAATATTGAAGAAGAAGGCGTTGAAGTATATCGTCATGCATTCGAATATATACTTCAATTCGATATCTTCGCTAGTAGTTATGCAACAGCTAATAAAGTCTTAAAAGACTTTGAAGAATTGATGTATGACTATACTGGATACGTTAAGAGTCGAGGCGTAAATGAACTTTTATATGACCAACGCTTAACAGACGAATCTAACGTGCAATATCGAGAAAAATATTCAGTTAGAAGTGTTCGCTACATTTTAAGAATAGACAAGATATTTGTTGTTACTCGCAAACTTATTGAACGTCTATTAAATCTTGATAAATAATTATTAATCTAAGAGGTTGAATAATGGCGTACTCTTTCAAAGAGGAAATCCTCCGCGATCTTCCTGGCGTGTTTGTCGAAGTTAATTCTGTAAAGAAAAAACTTTATGATGACAGCCAATTCGGTACAACAGACGCAGTTCTTTGTATCGGTACTGCATTCGATGGTCCTAACGGTGTTCCTGTACCTATTTATGATCCATCTTATGCTACATATACTTATGGCGATACTTATAATCGCGAAACTAAACGTGAAGTAGACTTAACAGCTACATTAGCCGATGCCTATAATGCTGGTTGCCGTACTTTGTATGGTTTCCGTATCGGTGGTTCTGAAGCTCAAAAAGATTTTAAATTGCGTTCTGACGATACTCTTCGTTTCCGTGTAAAATCTCGCTTCCCGTCTAACAAAGCAAAACAAGTATACTTTACTTTCGATAATACTCCAGGTCAAGAAACCTTAACTATTTACAAACCTGTATCTAAAGCAACGACTTACGAACGTTATAACGCTATGATCGATAACGAAGAAGAAATGATTAAAGTCGAAATTTCTTTGGGTCTTATGGGTGCTGGCTTTACTGCCGATACTCCTATCTCCGAAGTCATTCGTTATATCAATAACTTCCCTCGTAATAATGTCGTTACTTTGTCTATCGTAAATAAAAAAGGTCAAGACGTTACACTTCGTAAAGATTCTTACGAACTAGCTCTTGGTTCTATTTTCCCTGGTACATATTTCTTAGGTCGTAAACGTTCTTTAGTACCTTGCCGTACAGAAGTTCGTACTCATGTAATTAAATCTAAGAAATCTCCAAAACCTTTCGGTTCTTTTACCGGTAAATATTTCCATACTCTTCGTATTAATACAGACGTTAATGCTGAGTATCCTATTTATTCTGTAAGCGATAAAGATTTGAACGAAGCCTTCACGACTGTCGGCTTAAAAATGTATACTCATAATGATTATCTTCGTACTCCTGGCGCATCTGCATTAGCATTCGAAGAAGACGATAAAGATTATGAAGATACAAACATGTCTAACTTCCAAAAATATATGAAGTTAGGTTCTGGCTTTGCTATTACAGCAACAGCTTTCCCTCGTACAAATTCTACTGGTCAATATTTGACTCCTCGTGTAAAAGAATCTGACGTTAAAGATAAACAATATGTTATCTCTATTGGTGAAGGTGCTTATTCCGTATTGCAAAATGCTGATATGCCTTACCGTGTATTGGGCGCTCAAATTTGTGCCGACACTGTAATTGGTGGTCGCCTTCCTAAACCTAAGGATTTCTTAAAAGCATTCCCTATCGATGCTGTTATGGTTAATACTGTAGCAGGTGGTGCTCCTGTAGTCGATACCGAAATGTTTAAAGTAACTCCTGTAGTTGATATTAAAGATACTAAACATTCTCCACGTGCTTATAAATTTAGCTTTGCTAAAGTAGATAACGCTGCAGAAATTACTGACGAAAACATTTATCAAAACGAAGTATTTACTGTTATTCCTTCCGTAACTAATGAAGCAGCTTTGGATTTAGATAACAAAACTTATAAAGCTGGTCAAACATTCTACTTTGAAGATACTAAAGAAGTAAAATCTGTTACGTTTGATGGCAAGCTTCAAAATGCTGTTTCTCCACATCAAAAATTCAAACACTTCGTTACGAAAGATAAAATCATCGAAGCAGAACCAGCAACTGGCAATACTGTAACATTTAAAGAAATCGCATCTCTTGCTGATCTTCAATATGATACAGCTATGAATGGTTTGTTGACAGATGCTGACGCAACGACTGCTGCATACTATGCAACGACTGCTGCTGCTGCAGCTGCAACTGCTGCTAATGCTAAATACGTATTACTTTCTGTTAACGATGTATTATGTGTCGGTAAATACGATGCTGGTGCTATCACTCCTATTGGTGAATACGATATCTTAACAGATAAAGATTCTCGCGACGATAAAGTCGTTACTTATATTGAAAACTTCGATTGCATTAATAACCGTGTTATTATGTCTGTAACAGATTTTAACTATCGTACCGTAGCAGAATTTATTTCTGATTTGAAAGATAACGTAAACTTTACCGATAACTTTAAAGTAGAATTAACTGATAGTGGTATCGTAGAAAAAGATGCTCTTATCGAAGAAGTATTAGAACCTGTATTGGTCGGCGGTAAAGTCGATTTAGTTACTCTAACTAAAGACCGTACTATCGATTACGATTACACTATGCGTATTCCTTATCGTACTCCTGACAATTTTGCTCGTCAATTGGCACAACATTGTTTGTATACAGAATTGAAAACTGCTCATACTCATGGTTTGATCGGTGTAGAACGTATTTCTGATTACACATTGTCTGGTGTCGAACAAAAATTCCAAGATTTGAATAATTTAAATCTTAGCTTGGAATTGAAACGTGGTAACGGTCGTTCCGTAATCGATGACGACGGTACTCCTGTCGATATCGGTCGTTCTATTTCTTGTACATTCTTCCAAAACAATGTACCAGTTTACAATTCTACTTATGCATATGTAGGTAACGGTGCTGCAGCTTATGCTGGCATGGTTTCCGCATTGCCTGTAGAACAATCTCCTACGAACCAAAAAATCGGTATCTCTCCATTATTTGAATTAACAGCTTCTCAATTATCTAACTTAACAGCTAAAGGTATTGTTACAGTTAAGAATACATTTACTCGTGGTTATGTAATTACAGATGGCTGCACAATGGCAGATCCTACCGATGCATTATCTCGTCTTAATAGTGTTCGTATCATCGATGCTGTTGAACGAGCTATTCGCCGTGTCTGCGAACCATTTATTGGTAAACAAAATACTGTCTCCGTTCGTAACTCTATCCAAACAGGTTTGACATCTGAGTTGAATAAACTTAAAGGTGTATTATTATATGACTATTTATTCGAAATTGCTAATGACGTAACTGCTCTTCAATATACTTATATTGATATCAATTACACTATTATGCCATTTAACGAAATTCGTCAAATCAATAACTACATTCAAATTCGTCAACCTGGTACTTAGTAGTTTTTAATTAAAGAAGGAGGGGGCGGATAACTTCCGCCCCATTATTTAACACATGGCTTATTCCAATAACTCTGGTGTAACTACAGCGTCTGAATACACTCGTAGTTATACTACTTTTTCCGGCTGTGATATCGTAGCTACATTCGGTTCCGAAGTAGTTGCTGAAATTCAAGGTATTACAGTTTCTATTAACCGTGAAAAAGCTCCGGTCAATGTATAGGCCGTCCTAATCAGAAATGATAAGGTTATTAATGCGGAATTAAGCGGGAAGGCTAAGTACTTTATAGTATATGCTAATCCGAACCGAAGGCTTAACTAAGTTAAGTCAGGGGCAACGCATAGATGGTGAAAAGATATAATCCATCCACGAGGCCGCATTACGATAATTATAGATTATCCAGTGTAAGGGTTAACACTGCTTAACGTTAAACGAAGGTAAAAAGTTATGCTAAACTGGATCAGAAAAGACTGGTCGATGAAAATGAACGAAAGTTCCAGATGATAAGATAAAAAACTTATTGATAATCATTATCAGCTATACATTTGGTTCAGCAGAACCTCGCTCTATTTCGAGAGGTAAGAATACCACTTTTGCTTCTCCTTTGCAGTAATGCAATGCATAATTAAACTCTGTGATATGCTGGAAACCCCTTAGAGCCTTTAGTACCAAAGTGTGACAATCTAAAGGATTGGGCAATCAGCAGGCAGCGTAAGCGCCTCAACGACTATCCGTAAGGAGTACATCATAACAGCTGATGGAAGTGCAGAGCTCCCTGGGTAATATAGGTATTGCAATATTTATCTTCTTGTAATATAATTAATATATAAGGAGGTTATAAATATGGCAATATATAATTATAATTTTGATATTTTAGAAAAAGAATCGCCTGAAAAATATTATTTTCTTGGTTTTTTAGCAGCAGATGGTTCGCTAACAAATAGTGGAATCATTTTTGAACTTAATGAAAAAGATGGATATATGGTAAAAAAATTAAACGATTACATATGTCCAGAAAAAGAAGTTGCTTTCAGAGAAAAAACAAATTCTTATCGAGCATCATTTTTTAATATAGAAATGACAAGAAAATTAAAAGAATATTTTTCAATGACTAGCAATAGAAAGACTGAAGAAATTAGATTTCCAGAAGTTCCAAATGAATATCTTCGAGATTTTATTCGAGGAATAATTGATGGTGATGGAAATATAGATTCTACAAAAGGTTATAAAGGTGATAAAATTTATATTGGTGCTAGATTAAGAATCTTAGGCAATGAAATTTTTTTAAAAGAATTAAATGAAAAGACTAAATTATTATATCCACATAATACTAATGCTGTGAATAAAAAAGGTAAGGAAAATATATATGTCATAACTTACAATTTTAAAACAGCTCGTGAATTATTAAAAATAATTTATTATGATGGATGCCTATGCTTAAAAAGAAAATTTGATCGTTCCAGGGATGAAGATATAGTCTCGACTTTAGTTAGAGCTAAAGACTAGGTCCAAAAAGAGGTATTGCAGGTACTATTGTATTCACGTTATTTGACCGTGATGCTCTAGTCGATGCACTTGCTGTTCGTGCTGCTAAAGCAGCTTACTTCCAACGTATCGGTGGCGATATTAACTATCAACCGTACACAATTACTGAGTGGGATACAAAATTAACTAACATGGTTGTTAATTCCTTGGGCGCTAATAACAGCAATAGTCAAGTAGCTTCCACTAACCCATTCAAAGTTACGCAAAATGTAGCTATTCAATCTACGCCAAAATATTCTGACGAAATTCCTCCATTCGACATTACATTGTCCTTTGCAAACGAATATGGTCAATCTGCAGTTATGGTTATCTATGGCTGCGAAATTTTGAACGAAGCATCTAGCTTCTCTGTAGATTCTACTACTACTGATAAAGCTTGTACTTACATTGCTCGCTCTGTCGATTACTTGCAACCAGTAGAAAATAAATACTTGCTTGATAACAAGTACTAATAAATTCGGCGAGGAAATTTTTTCCTCGCCTTTTATTTTTTCTTAGGAGACAATAGGCGTGAAAAAATCTCAAGAAAATACTAATCAAATATTTCTGTATCTAAATCGTGGTTTACAAGATTACATTAATAGTTCTTTATTATCTGGTGAACATTCTAGTAATGTTAAGAAAGATATGGAAGAAATATGCTATAATATTATTAGTGAGCGTAATATTGAGCTTAAAACGAACATTATTACGTTGATCAATAATAGAGTTCAACAATATATGAAATTATATAATTTAAAGGTGAAATATGCCAAATGATTTGTCTTTAGGTAATAAAGACGTGGTTCAAACCTCAAAGTATACGAGAACGTATACTTCTTATAGCGGGTGTGATATTGTAGCTTCTATTAATATTACGATTCCAGGTCAAGAAACAATTTCGAAAGTATTTGGGAGCCTACAAACATTCTCCTATAGTATACATCAAGAAAAAGCTCCGGTAAGAACATTGGGCGATGTTAATGCTATCACGTATGTCGATGGCCCAAGAACAATTGCCGGCTCTATGGTATTTGCCGTATTAGATAAACATGTTATCTATGAGATTATGGACGATGTATATAAAAAAGGCAATTATCAAAATAAACATTTTTTAATGGACGAGCTTCCTAATTTTGACGTAACGTTATCATTTGCTAATGAATATGGCCGTCAATCTACTATTAGTGTGTATAATTGTACGATAATCGATGAAGGTCAGATCATGTCGATTAACGATATCTTAACAGAAAATACATATCATTATTATGCGACCGATATCGATTATATGACAGAGTCTCAAAATTATTATACTCTTAATGAAAAAAGTATAATTGATTCTAATCCATGGTTAACGACTAATAATGCTAAGATTAAAACACAGAATATTAAAGTACAATATGGTATTCCAGTATTGACATTATCTAAAGAAGGATATTATTCTTTTAAGACATATATGGATGCTCTTAATAGAAAATATAAAAAGTTAGCCGATCAGTTTATGGGCGAAAAAGAATCCGAAAAGATGGCTCAACTTAAAAAAGATTATTATAATCTTAGAACTGAAGCAGAACAATATTATCCGTCTCAAGCATTATTATCTAAAACACAAAAGAAAGTTCGTTTCTTAGAACGTAAACGTTTAAAAGTTAATAAAGAATACGATAATTTTAGAACATCATTATACACATCAAGACGTGACGTTCCTGATTATTCTAAGTTCAGAGTTAATGGCAAAGCTAAAAACGAATCTGAAATTCCCGACTATTCTAAATATAGATTAGATCCTAAGAAAGATAATTCTAATTTACCTTCATATGATGACTTTAGAAAGAAAGAAAATGATCGTCATGAAAAAAAAGACGATATTCCTGATTACTCTAACTTTAGAAAAAATCGTAATAAAACTGTTAAGGAAGAAGAAGCAACTCATTATAAATTAGATGAAAATGGTAACGTGGTTATTATAGATACGCATATAGACAATAAAGGAGGCGACGAACCAATTGAACACATCTAGTATTACATTCTTGTGGCAATTTGAAGATTTCGTCTCTTTGTATTGTAACGATTATTTTAATGGTCATACTACGTTACATGTTGATGACGGATCTAAAGTAAGAGATTTTACATTAGACGATGCTAATATTATTATCGATGATTTAGAAAATAACATGTATCGATTATGGACATCTGGTCCTGATGGAAAGTCCGAAGAAAAATACATCGAGATTTTTTCAGAAACGATGACAGATCAAATTGAATATCTTAACGATATATCTATTCAAGTTAAAGACATTCAAACAATTGTTGATTATGCCGAAAACATTTCGAATGAAAGAGGTTTAAATTTAGTCGAATCTTTGTACTATGCCTATTTAGCTACAAACGATAAGAAGCAAAAATTGAATTTTTTTTATTTATTAATGGGCGCTATCAAATTAAATAATAATAATAATTTTAATAATAATATCGATAATAATAGTAGCTTATATATTTATGATTCACAACGAGCATTAATGAATCCTGAATTGGCTAATGGATTTTTATCAGGATCTATTAAGTTATATAAATTTACCGGCAAGTTTTATGAATATCAAGATACAGTATTCTTTGATAAAGAAGATGTTGATTTGTCTTTCTTAGATCGAGATTATTTATATCGATTAGATATCATTGTCGACAATCAATTAATTAATAGTTATTATACGTTAAATCCTACAATCGATACGGCTAAACAAGTATGGGATAGGTTATATAAAATAGTAGAATCTATTAATAATCGATTAAATGGACTTAGATATTTACCATTAGCTTATCATAAATTCGACGAAGAAACACAACTTGCTATTAGTTTACTAATGGACAAAAATGTCGATGCTCATTATTTACAACAACCAAGAATTGGTGTCGACGAAGAATATATCACGGCACATATCGAAGGCGCTAATAAATATTCTGATTTAGACGGTGTATACTTCTGTATCACTGATGTTGAAGGCTTAGCATCTGATCAAATTTTATTTAAGAAGAAAGTCGATAATTTAATTGTTGATTTACCTGTACAAGGTAATTCTATTTATGACGGCTGTTATTATTCTTTTTTAATAGACTCTAATAAAAGAATTATTTCTCCAGTAACATTGTTTAATATTAATGAAGATATTGAACATGATTATATAGAGGCAACGTTAAAGATATCTCAAAAACAATTATTAAATTTCTTATACGAAGAATTTGAAGAAGAAGACGTTAATAAGTATTATTATTTATTTACTGATTGTATTGGCAATAATGAAGTAACATTGTCTAATTATCTTGATAGAGTTATCGATCGATTCGTACAATCTAACTTTAACGAAGACTTCTTCGATTTAATTCATTATATTAATGTATATAGATTTAGTAATCAAACATATTCTAATCAAAATTTATTAGCTTATAATGATGAACCTGCTCATAGAATTATAATGCCTAACGATGCTAACAAAGAATATATTATGCAAGCCGTTAAGTTTAAACGTGGCGAAAATTATAAGTATGATTATAAATTAGTTAATGATAATGCTGATTATATAACATATGACGATGCAGATTATACAGTAATTTCTATATTCGAAAAAGATACGGCAATGCATTGTGGATTAATTACGATAAATCGAATTGGTTTTGATTATCGTATTAATACATGGAATATATCTGTATCTAATAAATTAGACATTTAATGAAAGGTTTGTTATAATAAAATGAGACGTAAACGATATGATAATCACCTTTCTAGTCAATTATCTTATACGAATAAAGTTGTCGAACAAGATATAACGAGAACATCGTCTGGATACATTAAAAAGAATCCAGTATACAAACGTTATTTTTCTCAGATCGATGCAAACGTTTGGTTCGGTGATAAGCTCGTAACCGATATACAAAATATATCATATGGATTACAGCAACACGATATGCCTTTATTTGGATATAATTCTTATATTTACGATGAATTAGCAATAGGTAATCGACTAGTACAAGGAACGTTTACTATTAATTTTACGGCTCCGTTATATATTGAAACTATTATAGATAGCTATCAAAATATGACAACTAATGTTACTGATAAGACAACTGAAGACGATTATGATAAAGTCATAGCCCCGCATTATGCAGGAAATGTCGTGACGACAAATCCAGAGCATAATGCTATTTGGCGTAAAGGATTTGAAATTGATATTTTATATGGCCAAGACGATGATATAATCGGTCAGCCTCTTCATGTTATCTTATTAGATTGTCATATTATGTCGGTACAAACAATACACGATTCATCTGGTCATCCAATATTAGAACAATATACATTTATATCGAGAGACCGAAAAGTAATTAATAAATAGGCGGTTAATATGCAAAATAAAAAGAAACATAAATTTCAACAACAACGTGAGAAAATTCAAATGCACGAAACGATCACGACACAAGATGCTCCAGAAGTAACTGTTAAAGAAACGACTGAAGCCGATATAAAAGAAACGGTAAAAAAAAACGAAATTCTGGAAGAATCTACAAATTCTGTGAATCAAGATTCTAATCTTGAATACGAATACGATCCAGCCGATACTGAATATTTAACGATCGATAAAGCTAATGAAATTCGTGAAACCTATCCTGGACAATGTCGTCGATTTGCTTTTGACGGAGAACAAATGATTATCATTCGTAAAGTACAACGTGAAGAAGTTCCGTTGATGATGAATTTAACTCCTGATCAACAAGCATATATTAATTCTCTCGAAGATGAATTTGATCAACGACGCGCTATCGAAGATGCTCGTAATTATAATCTCGTAAAATATTTTATTCCGTTCCCATCAGCTGATCGTATTAATTATTTAATCGATAACTATGTTGGATTCGTTCCATTAGTATCTGATAGAATTTTACAAATTTCTGGGTTTACTGCTTCTCCTATGGTGGAATTATAATGGAAGAACGTTTTGATATTATTTACGATCAGTTGAAAAATTATTATAAACATATCTTCACCTATTCCTCTTATGAGTTTCCTATTATTTATATTCCGTTAACAAGAGCTCAATATTATGATTTATTTGAAGATCCTAATATGATGGATATGGAACGTGAAGATATTATATGTAAAACTTGTATCGTATATCCTGAAAATATTAATATAGAAAAAATGCCAGCAGGTGTTGTTTCTGATATTGCCGATAAAATTTTGGAAGCTTCTTTTATGAGCGAAAAAGGACGCAAGATGTTATTTGCAGCAGCTGCTAAAAAAATGCAAAACGTCGATCGTCAAATTTCTTGTATCATTCACGAAGCATTTCCAGAATATGATATCGAAGATATCGATAATTGGAATATGTTACGTACGACTGATTTTCTTATTAGAAGTGAATGGATTCTTCGAACAATTCAAGGTAAGCCACCTCTCGATATCGAAAAGATTTTAACACAAGGTAGCGATATTACTTTGAAACCAGAAGATCCTCGTTTCTATAACGAAGAAAAAGCTGAATTCGATCGTCTACGAGAAATTAATACTCCGGCTAAAGATAATAAACCTGTTCCTAAAAAGAAAACGACATTAAAACGTCCTCAACGTAAACGCAATCAAATGTCAGAAGAACAACTAGCAAGTATGTTCCCAGAAGCATTTGAAAATACTGGCGATGAAAAATCATTTAAGGATATGGCAATGGGTTCTAAGAATCCTAACGATATGACGTTAGCAGAACTTGCAGAATTAAGGAATAACAATTAAAAGGATAACATATGGTAGATTACTTAAAAAATGGCAGTGACAATGATTCTGTCGTCGAAGGTATATCTAATCTAGTCGATGCAGCAGCGGTCGCCGGCACTATTGTCGGCACCGCTTTTTTGCTATCTAGAACTAAACAAGGTGCTAAATTTTTATCAGAAGTCGATCCGATTATCGGCAAGATGTCTGATCGAATTGCTAGTATTGGTGCTGACGGTAGTAATCGTTTATCGATAAGTGAAACAATACGTGGTATATCTCATATCGATCAGTTTAGAAGAATCGATCAAGAATTTGCTATTAATAATACAAGCAACATAGGTTTATTTCGTAATCTAGCCGATGCTGCATACGATGCTGCTGACTGGGAAGAGCGTGAACTCGGACGACAATATCAAGCTAAAATATTTGGCGATATCGGCGACGCATTAAAATCTCAAGGTATTCAAGACGGGCAAGTACAATCTCTTATGGAGTTTGTTAGCAGTCATTCTACGTCGACAGTATTAGATAAAAATTCTGGTAAACTACAAGAAGGTTTTATTGCCGAAGTTGAAAACCATTGGCATGATTTTCTCGAAGAAAAAGATGCAGCTTTTAATGAGACAATCGATCAGTCTATTCAAGCCTTACAAAATATTTCTAATCAGACATTCGATACGTTTAATGATTTTAAATCGTTAGACGAAAACATTATAAGAGCTCGTGAAGCACGTCAAGATTTTATTCAAGAAATTAATAGAAGTGCTAAAGAAGCATTAAAAAGACAGAATAATGAAATCTCTTATCATACGATTGGAAATATCTTAGATCAAGATGCAAGAAATCCTGAATTTGATTTTGTCGTACATGAAAAAGGTCAGATGGCTTCTCTCGATGGAAAGACTGTATCTGATCGATTATATGCACAAAACGAAGATATTATCACAGATACTCTCGATACGATTCGTCAATTAAGTGCAACTAAAGATGGTTATTATGTCGATGGCCAAAAATTAAACACTCCTAATATTAATAAGATTATTGGAGGAGCTAAAGATTTATGGCATGAAACATTACCGTATTCGTTATCACATGCTGCTGATTTTAAAAATGTCGATAATTTAAAAGTCGAATATTTAAATAAATATGACTTTAAAGGTGTATTAGATAGCATAGTCGATAAAAATAGTACTGTTCAAAGAATTGGCAATCGATTATTTGAATTAAAATCTGACGGTACTCGACACGAATTAGATACAAGCGGTATGCGTTTTGTTCGAGAAGATTCATATGTTGTTAAGACATCTAAAGATTTTTCAAATTATGGAAAAGTTAATTATGATAATGGTAAGCGAAGAATCTTCGGCGAAACAAGCCGTAAACGTACGTCTGACGTCTGGGGTAATAATTATAATACATATCTAAATAAAGATATGAACGAAGTTGCAAGACACCCTGAAGAAAAAGCGATGATGGGTATTCGCAACCATAGTTTTAAACGAAGTATCGATTCGTTAGATATAAAAGTAAAATTAGACGATAAATTACGTTCTGAACTATTAAAAGCTGCTGAAGATAATCCTGAGCTAAGTTATAAAATTGAAAACATGCTCGACGTTATCGATGCTAAAACAGAATCGGAAAAACGTAGAGTTCTAAGAGATATATCGACAGAAGGCACTAAGTCATCTGAATTTCAACGGTTACAATCAGCAGCGATTCGTGGTCGATCTATTAAGCCAAAACTTATCGATGATTCAACATCTATTACACAAAAAACATTATATGCTAAATTAAATAAATTAGAATCTATTGACGAAGCTGCTATTAATGAAATACTAGCATCTTTACCTGCCGATAAAGATAAAGCATTAGCATTTATTAATAAATTAAATGTACCGGATACTGTTAAATTAAATTTAAGAGATCGATATAATGTCGAACAATTAAAGATTAAAACTAATCTAAACGAAATCACTAGCGAAAATCATGTCGATATAAACGGTAAAGATTTAAGTATAGAAGATGCTAAAAAGATTCAGAATGAAATCGTAAGTAATCCTGAATTGCAACGAACATTAAATCGTTATTTAGGTTCTGGTAAAGATTATAAAGCTCGTTATGAATCTAAAAAAAGTTCTTCTCGCTTAATAGCAATTAATAAAGGGCTTGATTTAAAAGGCATCGTATCAGATCTAAACAAAATAAATTATAAAGGTCTTAGTAATCGTATAGGCCAAGGTCTTCGAGGCATGTTTTCTAATATGAATCTTGATCATTTTGGTGCCGGTGCTCTTATTAATTATAAATTAAATTTTCCGACTGCAAAATATCATGGAACTGATTTATCTATTGGTGGTAGTCTGTTATATAAGATGGCAGATCGTCTTAACGAAGGTTTGAATAATGGCTTTTTAGATCAAGCCATGGGCTTTGTTTATCCAATATTTGGCGAACGTTTATCTGCATATTTTAAAACTGGATTAAGTCTTGGTTTTCATGAAGGCGATACGAGAAGCTTTGCTCAGTTAAGCTATAATTTATTATTCAAACGTGTATTGCCAGCATCGATTGCATTAACTCAGCTAGATTGGGCTAACGATACATTCGGCATTAATAAAAATTTCCAAATTGGTTTAGCCAATATGGATTTAGGGTTTAGAAAATTTACAGATGCGACGGGTTTAACCGACGTATTTAAGTTAGCTAAAATGGCCAATCCGGCTGCTCAATACATTAGTGGAGACTACCGCCCTTATCAGTCTTATGACGAACGATTAGATTACTATCAAAATGGTAAAGATCCTATTAGATCTGGACGTTATTGGGTATGGGGTTCTACTAATGAATTCCGAGGTGGAAGTATTTCCTATTGGGAAGATAACAGTTTAAAATTAGCACAATCTGATTATTATAATAAATCAGTATATGGTGGCTATTGGTCTAAATGGGCACATAGTCCCATTCCGACATTAACAAATCCTCTCTCTCCATTAGTATATGCTTTTAACCCTTATTGGTTAGAAGAAAAACATATGGAAGATCGTCCTTATCTATTATCAGCTCCTTTATTCGAACAAGGTACATTACAAAGTTTAGTATTAAATCCAACGCTCGGCGAAATTATTAAACCACAACGTCGTTATCATGAAGATCGTATGTGGTTTGGTAAAGACGTTAAAGCTATCATGTACCAAATGAATCAGAAGATTCATCAATCGGAAGATGAAGATAATCGTTATATTATCTTCCAAAATGGTCGTTTGGGCATATATGATTTCAGAGCGTTTAGTCATCCGACCGATACTGAATACGTACAAGGTCAAGGTCAAGAATATACTGGACAAGCTCCAGCGTTTGCATCGGCTAAAGATTATTCTAATTATATTAATAGCGATGGTACGATAGACGCATCGGCATATGCTAGTTTGCAACCAATTTCTCCTGGTGCAGGTGCTGCTGTATCAGCGATGAATAACGCTATTCAATCAGGTAGTTCTCCTTATACAAATGCTTCGGGTATGTATATACAACAACGTATCAGAAGAACTCGAAGCAATAAAGGCACAGTTCAAGAAATGCTTGATAATGCCGATATGTATAATAACTTAATGAATTCGAGTGGCGGTCGTAGCTATCTCGATGAATTAATGACAACATCTCGTTTATTAACCGGTATTTATGGTTATGCTGGAACTATGATATTCGGTCGAGATGAATCTAAATTTATTGCTGACGCTGGCGACATTAATTCGTTCACTCGAAGATTCTGGGATTCTGGCATCGGTGGTGTCGGCGGTGAACAAATGGAAATTGTTCGTCGTTTCTTACCAGAATATTCAAGACGTCGTCGTGTTAACCCGTTAATGAATACGATGGCTGAAAAGCATCCTTGGATGCCAGAAAAATTCTATACAGGCGATGCATATTGTATTTCAAAAAATACAATGGTAGAAATAGAAAATCTTGATTATTTAGCTGCTGATGAAATAATAGAAAATCAATCAATAATTATTGACCATACTGGTCAAAACACAGTCGTAAATAAAATTGTTTGTCGAAAAATAGAATTAAAAGAAAAAGTTTATTCAATAAAGGTTAATAGTTTATTTGCATTTGATTATGAATTTTCTGAAAATCATCCATTATTAGTTACTGAATCTGCTAACAATATGACAAAAGAATTGTCTGAATATTCTTTATCATACTACAAAAAAGCAAATGTTATATTAAATGCATTGAAAAATGGAATAAATTCTAAAAAAGATTTAGCTGATCTTGTCAATATTTCTATAAATGATGTTTGCCAATTGTGGAGGAGAATGCTTCAGGATGATTTAATTTATGATTATAAATTAGATAAGCATAATATTTATTTAAAAAAATACGAGTTATATGATATTAATTTATTAAAAAATAGATTATCTTGGAAAAAAACAAAAGATGTAAAAGTTGGCAATTATGTTGCTTATCCTATTCCAGAGTCTAAAAATCAAGAGATAATATTAGATCTAGGATTATTATTACCAGAATATATTTCAACAGAAAAATATTTATATAAGCCTAGAATAAAAAATAAAGAGTTTATTGAAATATATGAATACTTTGAAAAACATGGCATTCCAAAGTCCAACAGAGGAGAAAGAAAAAAACTCTTAGAAAAAATGAATTGGAATGATAAAGTTTATGAAAGTGTTCAAACCTCTTTTAAACATGGAAGAGGAATAAGAAGAATACCTAGAAAGCTTGTGTTAACAAAACAAATATGTTATGCATTTGGTTTGTATCTTGCAGAAGGTTGGAGTAATGGATGTCATGTTGGAATGGCTCACAATATTAACGAAAGAGATTATGCATATAATGCATTCTTAGGATTTAAACAAATAGATCCATATATAAAATTTTCTTTTAGAAGAGTTGGTAACACAAATGGAGCACATTCTAGTTTTGGGTCATCTATAATTGCATCATTATTAAATATATTATTTAATAAAGGTGCTCATAATAAAAAAATTCCTGAATTCTTTTGGCACATAAAAGAAGAATGTGTATTAGGATTATTAGAAGGTTATATATGTGGTGATGGATCTAACTTTATAATGAAATCTGGATATGGTAAGGAAACAGAAAAAATTAGTATTACATCTTGCAATAAAAAATTATTATATCAAGTAAGAAAATTATTGTTAAGATTTAATATTGTCGGATCAATAAATCTTCATAATAAAAGTCCTAAAAAAATTAAAATTAATAAATATCTTGTAACGTCAGGAGTATCTTATTCTTTAAGTGTTCGAGGCAAAAAAGCATCTATATTATCAGAGTTATTATTTGGTAAATCATTATTGCCAATAAATAATGAAGCAAGAGAATCTTCTCATCATTATATAAATAATGGATATTTGTATTTGAGAATTGAAGATATTCAAGAAATAAATACTGTAAAAGAAGTATATGGTTATCAGGTAAATCAAAATAATTCTTTTTGTGTTGTTGGTTTTGCTACACATAACACCAGTTTACCTATGGGTGAGGCTCGATTACCTGGTGAAGGTTATGAAGCTATTAATCAATTACATCCAGATCAATTTGCTTCCGATGGATATGGTGCTATCGATCGGTATAAAATATTAGCTGATATTGCTCCTAATAGTGCTGAATATAAATACTGGAAACAAATCGTCAAAATGATGAATAATGACGAGGCGAAGAAAGTATTAAAAGATACCGAAGAAATGGTTAAGCATCAAGGAAAGAAACATGATTTCTTTGATTATAAATTCTTAGGTAAAACTACGACGGCATTAGATGGTCATATTGAACAGATATTATCAAATGGTAAATTTAAATTAGCTGGCGACGATAACTTGTATCAGATTGCCGGCGTTAAGTTTAAAGATAATGGTTACATGTCTAAGAATCAGTTAAAACAAGTGTTAACTGAAGGTTCTCACGTAACATTACGTATTGACGATGAAGAACGTAACCCAGATATTAATGCACCGCAAGCTCCTAGAAAAGCTGCCGTATTTTTAGATGGTGAAAATATCTCAGATACATTACGGCAAGTTGGCTTAGCCGATTATGATATGGAAGATACGTCAGCAGCTGGTGCTTATGCGAACTATGGATTAGTCGGAAGATTATTCGGGACAGCTGCCGAAATAGTAGCGCATGCTCCAATCCCGATTATTCATTCACAATTGATGCGTGTTAATAGCCCGCTCGAAGAATATCGTTCTGATCAATTATATGGCACAGGATTTCAATCTTGGGATAGTATGTTAGCATCGTTTGTGTATCCGACATTTGAACAAGCTAAGACAGATTTTATGCGTGATGTAATTTCTGATTCTTTATGGCGTTTTTATAAAGGATATGAATCTGGTGCTTTAACAGAAAATATTAGTAAGCGTTCAACAACGATATTAAAAACAATTGCGACGTATTCTAATGGCACCGCTTTAGCGGGGGAAATTACAGGTCGTTTTGCATTTACCGGTGCAAATTCATCGACTCGTCGTAATCAACTTGCTAATGCAGGTCGACATATCGGTAATATCTATTCGATGGTAACTTCACTTCAAGATCCTATGTATGCTGCTTATGCATGGGGACGAATGGGCTGGGATTCTTCTAAAGTATATGATTTATGGAAAGATGTCGGAAATGTAAATTTCGATTCTGTTCTCGATTATGCTGAGCATATGAATATACTTAAACCAGCAAGACTATTAAGTGAAGAAACTGGAGTGGCTGTCGATGTTATTCAAGCTGCTCGTAAATTTAAATTAGGACGTATTTCTCAGGCAATAGCATTTGCTGCTGCCGGTACGGCTTTAGCTGTCGGAGAAGATAATCCGCTTACTCGATTATTTGGTAAAGAATCTCATGTGTATACTCCTGATGCTGTAAAAGAACGTTGGGACACAGAAGACTATTTCGATCGATTACGCTATATTAAATATATGGCGTTATACGAAGCGGCTAAAGAAAAAGCTAAAAAAGAAGAAGGCGTCGATGTCGATAAATTATACAAGCATCAAGAAGCTCTTCGTGCCGAAATGAATGGTGACGTAAGCATTACCGATATGATGTCGGCAATTCTTACGTCTGGCAAACCTGCCGACGATCCGATTGCTCAATGGGTTCAAAAAACATTTGGTCGTTTAAGTGACGATATGACGACATTAGTAGCTGGTAAATATACTGAACAAGCCATTATGTTCCATCAAGTAGCAGAGTCGACTGTATATGCTTTAAATAAAGATAGCGAATATTCTGATATTATTCGTGCTTTACCGAATACGGAAAAAGAATATTTCGTAGAATTTGCTAAAGTTACAGATGAGCGTCGTCGTAGAGAAATTCTTAAGAATGTATCGCCATCATTAGCAAAAGCTTTAAAGCTTGTATGGTATCAAGAAGATACAGATACAGAATCGAACGAATCGTTCTTTGAGCGTCATAATTTACCAGATCCTTTATGGGCTGGTTGGGATGCGTCTTCTAATTTAGATAATATTAAAGCAAAAGTTATTTATAACGAAGGTATGCAATATGCCGATTACAGTATTTATTCTTCTTCTTATGAAGATTCTGAAGTTATAAATGCTCCGAATATAGATAATATTCATGACGGTAGTAATCCGTTATCAGTTCGTGTAAATTTAAATACAATACTCAGTGGTGTCGGTTTAACAGATAAGCGTATCCAAGTTGATCCGACACAAGATGAAGGTGTAATTCAAGTTGTGTCTAATGTCACTGCAGTATTAGGGTATAAGATAGAAAAAGCACTTTCAATTTTCAGTTAATTAATTAAGAGGGTAACAATGGCTTATGATAGTTTTATTATAAATTCGGCATATAAACAAAGATCATTTACGACAGCTGGATTTGATACGCTTTCTTCGTTAAATACGATATTAAGCAATGTTCGTCTCGAAAGACGAAAACATACCGAATTAGTTTTAAATACTACGACAACTTTGCCAGTTGCTCTTAACGGTATGGCTAATAAAGAATATGTATTGGACGATAAAGCATATATATTTGATATCGAGACATTGCCATCTATTAAAGTTGGCAATGAGCAGATACCAGATATTATGTGGCAGTATACGGCTCGTCGAGAAGGCGAAACATATAATATGTTTTCTGGTATTGATAAAAAAGCAGAAACTGCATACCGCAATTTATTTTTAAATCCAGACTTTAAACGTGAAGAATTAAGTCGAAGTGAAAAAGTAGTTGCCGATACGTTAGCGCGTATCGGTAAAAACTACCGTGATGGTTCTGGTGGTATTCCAGAAGCATTATCTCCATTAGGTTATAAAGATTATGCTGACATGAAAAAATATCAAGAGCTAATCGAAAACGGTATTAATGCATTAGCTAAAGAAGGCGACGCTACCCATTTAATAGCTAAAGAAATTGTCGATCATATTCATAAAGATACGACTTTAGTTACTTATAATGGTAAAACATTCGACGTTAATATGACGTCGCAACAAATAGCTCGTGATACTGGTATTGATAAAAAAGTTCGTGGCCTTGCTATTAATAAATTAAATAAGGCTAATCATTATGATCCATATCGAGAAATTCGTATGGCATATCAATTAAATCCTCAAGCGATGAAAGAAGCTTATCGCGAACACATTGTAGGAAGCAATATTGCTAAAGAACGATTGATCGGCGAGTTTACTGGTTGGTCTAACAAACAAACAAGTTTTGGTTTAGCATTAGGTCTTGATGTTAATGCTGCTCATAGTGCGATCGAAGATACCGGTGTATTTGAAAACCTAATGAAAAATCCTGGTTTTAGATCATTTGTAGCTAGAGCCATAGAAATCAATAATTCTCCGAAAAATAAAATTCAGTATAAAGTAAGTGCTGGTGCTACGATATTTAATATGTCTTCACTATGGAATCGTGATCGTGGTATTTTAATGTTCCAACAAGCCGAAGACGGCGGATATGAATTTCCGCAATTCTCTGCTCGCGTTAATAGTGACGGTGCTTTTACTGCTTATAACAATGCTCCAGTCGTTACTAATTCTGCGTACAATGTAAAATATGTCGGACAACTTGATCGTAACGATTCATCGCTCGGTGCTTTTGCTTATGAACATGCTAATGAGCTTGGGTTAAAAGGTAATGACGATATTCATTATATTGCGTTAGAAGAAGCGAGTGGACGCGGACCTGTTCGATATATTATGGGTTCTAAAAAAGTATTAGAAGATACGTTAACCGATAGTTTTAGAGTCTTAAGTAATACGTCGGCGTATGGCGAAACGACATATAATTTCGAGCAAATTGTATCGGCGGCTAATTCATTAGGTATTCCTATGGGCAGACCTGACGATACGATGGATAAAGTTATGGCTGCATCAGTTAAACGACAATCATCAGCTAATGCTTGGGATAAAATTGAATCAGGTTCTTTTAATCGTGAAGCATATGTAACTGGCCCGTTAATTAAAAACTTTGCAGAAAATGAACGAGGCATGGCCCTTAATATTTTAGGCGATGCTTTAGAACTCGGTACCGATATTGCGACAGCTGCTTCGGCTCGTAAAGCTGGAGATGCTGGCGGTATTATTACTGACGACTTTATGAAACGTACCGAACAATTATTCGGTATTGCTAAACAACATTATGGTATCGATCCTAATGATCCTAAGAGTAAGATATTCTCTGTTGCCGGCGTTCAAAAAATTATCGATAATATTAATAATGAAGATGTATTGTCTATGGTTAATATGGTTCAAACAGAAGCAGCTGCTTTGCCTGGTGTAAAAGATTATCATAAAACTGTAGCTATGAATTTATTAGCTAAAGAATACCATAAAGTATATGATGAATTACATCCTGAATATGGATACCGAGCATCGATATCTGATAAAATGTTAGATGGTATATCTAAAGATATGCATTTATCTGGCGGTGCTTTTTCATTCGATGTTCGTCAAGAAAATGCAGAAAAATCTATCGGTTCTATTAAGAATACGATGGAAAGATTATTAACAAAACCAGGCAATGATTTTGTATCTCGTTCTGATTATGTTAATGGGTATTCTATATTAATTAAAAATATTTTCGGCGCTAAAAGCAAACAGGCTCGAGGTTTCGAAAATTTAGTAGCAAGTCAAAATGCTGATATGCCTGATTTTGCAGAATATGTTTTTAGAAACGTACAACGATTACGAATGAATACATATCGCAATAGTCAAAAATATCATGAGATGTTTAGAACAAGCTCTACACCAAGTAAAGATGTTTCGTTATTTAAAGATAACGACGAATTAGTTAATCGTTTACGTGCTGGCGTTATTAAAAATCTAAAAGCATTATCTTCGACACCAGAAGATTCCGTTAATAGTATTTATAATTATTTAATGGGCAATATTACGCGTAGCGATTTCGATATTTTTTCTAATCGTAATAGCTATGCTGGCAATTTATACGATCAAGTTTCTGATCATATGAAATCATTTGCTAATCAGTTAGAATACTTAGCTCATCAAAATCAACAAGATATTTTGATTAAAGATGGTCGATTAATGATGGGCAAGGGGAATACATTCCGTGATATTACAGGAAATATTCCGTTATTAAAACGTTTAGATAGTGTACCTGTGCTTGCTTTTGGTAATACTAATATTGCTATTAATCCTATGCTAAATGTAGTCGAAGGCGCTAAACCGAATGAAAAATTTGTTCAAATTGGCATTAAAGGTTTATCGGTATATGACCATTTAGAAAATAGCGTTAAATATACGCTAGAAAATAGTAAAGGTCTCGGACAAATGTCACCTGTTGAAGCTTTATTCGAAACATTAAATCGCCTTAAAAAAAATTTAAACATTACGTATTCTAAAGAACCGATCGAAGGAAAAATTCCGGCTTTATTGCATGGGTATGGCGGTGTATTAGATTCTTCATTTCAATTAGATACGTCTGGTATAAAAGAAGATTTTAAATTTTTATATCAGTCTGGTTATTTAACAGATGAACATATTAAAGCTTCTGGCATTGCTGATGATTGGGAACATATTAATTTCCAAGATAACGAATCTCTCCAAAATGAGTTTATTAAAAAATACATTTACAAAGATTATAGCGGAAAAGGTTCTGTATTTAATAATGGTAAAGATAAAGATATATATCGCGGTATCGAATCACGAAGAGCTTTAGAAAGTTTAATCTTTGCTAAAGATTCTAATAACATGACGCCGATAGAAAATGCATTATTAGATGTTAGTAGTGCTGGTAAATTTCATGAATTGCGTCGCATCGGTAAAGATGAATATAAATTAGAACAGATAGATCGTAGCGGCAGAGAATTTGCTCAAAGTATTGAATTAATTCCAGAAGTAGCGACACAAAAAAATGCCGTTCATAATACAGTACCGATAGTCGGTATTAAAGATAATGCATCGGGGCCAAATATAAATTTTAGGGCTCGTAACGATACAGCTCGTTCATATAATAAATCTATGGCTAATGCTTCGATGCTTGTGCCTGAAGAAGTTAAAGCTGTATTACGACAAGCTGGTTTACCAGATAATTATGAAGAAAATCATAATATATTAAATTATAAATATAATGAAACTGGCGGCAAATATGTTTTTAACGGTACGAATGTCGTAATTAATGGTCGTCTTGAAGAAGGTCAAACTATTGCTGGCGAAAAAGAAAAGATCTTCAAGACAATGAAGCAAAAAATTGAAAGAACATATAATCGCAAAATGACGCCAGAAGAAATTGATCACTTAAAATCAATGATCGATTTAAATACATTCGATTCTCTAAACGAAGGTTCTGCTCTTATTAGAACAGGCGTAATCGATGCTCTTAATACAAGCAGTACGTCATCTGGCGGTACGTCTTTTAATCTTACTGAACATTCTTTAAATAAAGAATTCCTCGAAGAGAATATGCCAATCTATCGAGGCCCAGATGGGACACTACGATTTAAAGATTGGCAAAAAATGACAAGTATTGGTCGAAATAAAAAGTTTAATATATTTGCTAAATCAAATGCTTACGGAGATTTGCCTAAAATATCTAAAACAGAAATGTTCGGTAAAATAAACTTTTATTCTGATAACGGTACTCATAAATTAACAAAAGAAGAAGTACAGGCTGCTCTCGATAGAATTGGTTCAGTCGACGCTAGTTATGATTATGAAGCATTAATCAGAACGTTAAAAACCGATGGCGTTACCGTCATGATGGATTATAAACCTGTCGGTAGTCGAGCCGCTAAATTATTTGCTGAAAGCGATAAGTTAACAGCCGCTGGCTTTAATACTCGAGTTGGTCAATACGATAAAAAATTAGCTTCGATATTTAAAGAGGCTGGTTTTGGAAGAGCTTTAGAAAAACAATTAGATTGGGAATTCTTGTCTAATATGATTTTATGGCATGATAAATTAGCCGACGTATTTGAAACAAAAGATAATAAACCTAATATTACAAAACTTCGTGGAGAATTATTAAAACAATATGGTTCACTAAAAGAAGGCGTAAAAGCTATTCGCGAAGAACGTGATCTTATGGATAAAGCTCTAGGTGAATATCTCGGTGTTAAAAATTGGACAACGGCTACTGGTGCTACTGAAGCAGCTAAACGTAAAGATGTATTTAGATTAACTAATCGTGTATTGAATGATTTAATCGAAGGTCTCGATGAATCTAATCGAGGCGAAGTATTATCAAGAGTTGCTAAGACGTTAAAAGATAAAGGTACGTTTAAATTTCTCGACGATAGTAATCTTGAATATAACTTAAAAAATGGTAAAGTAGAATTTTCCGATTATTTAAAAGATATTGGCACTTATAAAGATGAACATGGTAATGTCGTAAGTAAAAACTGGGATCATGTTATTAACGATATTAAATCGGCTTTAAAAGAAGACGAAATTAAAAAAATCGACAAAGATTATCTTAATGAAAAAAATAAATTTGTCGAAAAAATAAGTTTTTTACTTTTTAGTAAAAACTATGTGCATCAAGAACAAGTGGCGACGTTAGATTCTGTAAGTGCTAATCAGTTAAAACGTATTATGTTAAACGCTAATAGCGTAGAAGATGCTGCCTTATTATTCGATAAGAATAGTAAATATTATAACGAAGTTGTTCAACGTGGTGGAATTGCTACTGTTGGTGAAGATATTCTCAATGCATTTACTCACACAAGATATTCTCGATTAAAACGAAAAGAAGAACAAAAGTTAGCTAATAAATTTTCATTTGAATCTGGATCCCTTGAAGATATTATTAATAAAGAATATGCTAGTAAGAATATTATAGCTTCTGAAGAGCACATTAAAGAAGTTGCTTCTTATGAACAGCAATTAGCTTTAGCTAAACGTAATGGTGCAAGCAATGCTGGCAGTCAAGCAACAGTGATGGATGAATTTGACCAAAAATTAAAATCTAAAGATGGCAATGTTCAAAAAGCAGCACTTAATGAATTAAATACTAAAATTAATATTGCCGACATTAAATTTGACGATAAAGGTAATGTTATAAATATCGGTCATTTAAAAGGCAATATTGTTTCTGACGACGGTAAATATCATTTTAATTATGATCTCCATTTAGGAAGAACATATGGTAACGAACAATTAAATTCGGCACAAACAGCGTACGTAAAACAAACTGAAGAAATGCTTCATTATATTAATGCTGGCGATTATGAAAAAGCTCGATTAGCTCAAAATAAATTAGCCGAAGTCAAACAACGTGTTAACGATGAAATATCCGACGTATTAAAAACTAACAGTGATTTAACTAAATCTGTAAGAGCAATAACGGTTGGACATCGTATTAGTTCGGAATCGATGCGTGTCGACGATGCTTCTGATTTTATTCAATCGAGAAAATATATTAACGGTATGACCGTATCCGACTTACAGAAAAAAGGATATACACCTGTTGTTGCTGTTGTCGGACAAGAACAACTCGAACAATTAGGTTTATTAGATAGTTCGTTATCCGAAGCAGAAAAAGCTACGCGATTAAAACAAATTCGTGAAGAAGGCATTACGATTATGCTTGACCGTCAGCCACATAACTATGCTAAATCTATAGCATTTGGTAAAGTATATTATGATCCTTCTATAGCTGATAATGCTATACGAACAAATACGGCATTTAATATGTTAGCAAAAGCCGACCATGATGGCGATAAAGTATACTTAACTAAAGTTCTTGAGAATAAAATGAGTAACGGTACACCTATTACGGCAAACGATATGTTAGGATTCGATATGCAATATCGTCGTGACGTATTAGACGTTACTCCTCAGAATATAAAAGACGAAGCAAAAAATCGTTTAAAATTATATACGCCTAAAGACGTAGAATTTGAACAAGGTACTATTGCTGATAATATAATAAGAAATAGATTAACTGCTGCTGCCGGTGAATTGTATAACTCTGGTAAAGGGATAGAACAACTAGTTAACGATTTAAAAGTTAACGAACAAATTACGTTAAAAGGCGGCAAAGGTATTTCTAGAACAACAAATGCACAACAATTAGTTGCCGATGTTATAACTGGTATTCATGAAACATTCTTGTCTCCAAAAAACTCTAGTCAAGATTATATATCACAAATCATATCACTTCCTTCATCTATTCAAGATGCATTACAATATCAAAAAGGTGACACAGGCGGATCTGCAATTCGTCGTGTGTCTGATGTATTGACTGGTAATGAACGAATTTGGAACGAGTCAATTAAGTCAATGCAAAAAAATACGACATTGTATGGAAACATGGTTTCTGATATAATGAAGAGTGAGGAATTCTTAGGTCAGAATGGTCATTTGTCTAAAGAAGAACAGGAAGCTATTGCTAGAGCTCAAGTTTCTGAAAGCGTAAAAGCTGAATTCCAAAAAACAATGGAAAATATGGCACAATCAGCCGAAGAAAAAGGTTGGACGTCTGGACAAGCTGTTCGAGAGCTTAAAATGTTTGATGCAAGAGCATTAAAAAATGATAATGCCGATGCTCAAATTAAACAAGTGCAAGAACAACAAAAAGCTATGCAGGCTGCACAAGAAGCAACTGAAAACGCTCCGATGAATCAAGTCGAACAAAAGATTACCGATATGCAAACGAACGAAGCTGTTATGAACAAAGGTTTAGAAGAACGTGTTTCTAAGTTAAGAAATAGTGCGTTTAAAAAACTCGACAAGATTAAATCAAATCGTTCTAAAGCTGTTCTCGGCGCGTTAGCGGTTGCTGCCGGCTCTGTATTAGTTGCTGGATATGGTTCACAATCACCAGTACCAGATGTCGACAATACGGCATCTCAAAATATGGGACAAGCTAATACGTCGGCACGATTAGTAATGCCACAACAAGGACAAGCTAATGGCGGTTATATAATTAATGTAGCAACCTCAACGAATCAAGATCCTCAAGCTGCTATCGCAGCTTTAAATAATGCTCCTGCTTTTGCTGGCGGTGGCAGTGCTACCGTTACGACAAGAGTAACGAGTCAATATGAAGATATGAATGCTAACGATATTGCTAATTATCTTGATAGCGTATTTTAATTATAATTAATAAAGGAATTATCTAATGGCGGAAGAACAAAAAAAGACTGAAGAACAAAAACCAGCTTCAACGAAAGAAGTCATGGATGATGCTAAAAAACCTAAAGAACCTAAAAAAGGTTCGGTTGAACAATTAAATGATATCATAAAAGATACTCAAATGAGTCTTCCAGAAGTTTCTGATTTTGAAGCAGGTGCTATCGATACTCGCATATATGAAGAGCTTGCTAAGAAAATGGGAAGTGATTTAGATGCGGCAGTTTTCTATCGTGAAGATCCGCCGTTAGAGCATGTCGGTGTCGATAAAGTGAGAGGGCTGGCTATGGTCAGCCTTCCTCCTTCTGCTTTTCGAATTAAGGAAGAAAATTTACATGCTGGCTTTGTCGATGGCGATACATTATATGCCGATTTACGAAAAGCTAATGTAAAAGATCCCGAATTATTAGCCTTTTTAACTAAAGGTCAACAAAATATGCGAGCATGGCTTGCACAAGAAAAAACTAATTCTGAAGATGTCTATGATATTAACAATGTAAAAGATGAAAACTATAGTCTTGATTATGACATGGGTTTTCGTTTTTTATTTTATGATGCACCTGAAGTATATCACTGGTCTGTTATATATGCTACCGATGTTATTAAAACTACATATGGTGAAGCTACTAATAAATATAATGCATTTGTTACGAAGGCACATGATGTTAGCACTGTAGGTTTTGGTAATAAATGGGAACGTAATTTAGACTCTGACGAATGTACAATTGCTCAAATTGCAGAATTTGATAATAAGTGGATCGAAGTTAATGAAAAATTAACGACAAAACGTTTTGGCGGATTATATCCATACGATGATACTAAGAAAATAAATGGACGCGTTCCAGTATTTGGTTTATCAGCTGATGGTACAGAATTTTCTTTATTAGAAACAGCATATGCTGCAGCTAACGAAGTTGTTCATATGATTAAAACAGCAAAAGAAGTTCGTGCTGTTATCGATATTAATGGATCGTCTAAACAAGATCAAACTACGTCATATCCTAAAAACTTTATGAGTTTTCCAGGCGACTCTTTAATAGCTAACTATGTCAATACTATTAATCAACGATTATTAAGTTTCCAAGACCCTACAATATTTGAAGAAACTGGTATTAATATGTATGGTCTTGAACATTATCGTCGTAATTTAGCAGTTATTTATGTTAAACAAGGCGAAAGTTGGATCAATTTAAATAAGTATATTATTTCTAAAAATAATCATGTTTCGATTTTAAAATATTCTGACTTTACTAATCCTAATTTAAAACCATGGTCTTATGAGTTTGATAGTAAAGTATGGGCCGATGCAGTATGGAACGTAACGAATCAATTAGACAAACGTCATGAAATTCAGAATAAAGCATTCGGCACACAAAACATTACGCAAGGATTAACGTCTATTTCTGATTGGACATGTACATTAGGTGACGTAACATTATTTGTACCGCCAATATCTATTAATGTCGTTACACAATCTAATTCTCAGAATATTCCGTTGATGCGGGCAAAAGGCTCGGCTAACATAGAGAATACTAAACCAGATCGATTGCTTCAATTAGAATTATATTTTAATGAAGATCGTGGTATTAATGGACAACCTGTTACGGTCGAAACTAATACTTCTGATAAAAAGAAAAAAATTACGTATTATATGAATGGATTCCGATCTTTATTATCAGAATTCCATTTTGTTCCATATATGCCTATTGAAAATAAGTATATTAATGAAACACTCGATATCGATGCCGTATGTTTTGAAGCTATATCAGTAGCAACAGTACCGAATTATCCGAAACTATTAAAAGTAACGTTACTATTAAGAGAATTCGACTATCAAGCTTTTATGCCTCAAGTCCCTAAGCATAGAGAAATTGAAGGCGGCGAAGTCGTAAAATATCGTAATTATTTTTCGAAGACAATTAACTACGATTTGTTACGTTGGTATTATCAACGTCCATTACTATTAGGTAATGAATTACATAGTAAAGAATACCCGATATTCTCTAAGGATTTTATGAAGCGGACATTGTTCGCTAATCGATCGGCATTAATGCCTGTCGATACATTAAATCCGAGAATTGATTTTTATGTGCCAGACGAAGCTAAATTAATTAAATTAGAAAAACTTCGTCAAACATATACTAAAACTAATAAGAAAACACCGAATACATATCGTCCATCTCCTGCCGATAAAGCATTATTTAGCGAAGCAAATAGAGTATTTACTACGTTAAAAGGTAAATACTTTACAAACGAAATTAAAAATTTTTCTTCTAATAAGACATCGAAATATGAATTCTTATCAGAAGCTGGTAATAAACTTACTAAATATTTAAATCAATTTAACATTCAAGCTTATTATGACATTGTCGAACCTAATTTAGATATTATAAATAAATTAAAAGATGCCGGTAGTTTTATATTGACAGGTGGAGAAGCTAAACCAACTGTCGATTTAAATAACCCGAATAGTACTCGTTTAATTATTCATATTAAACCGACGACACAATATAACTCATTAGAAGATTCTTTATTGTTGCGTCAGCAATTTGCTTCGACATTAACAAATACTGCTTCTCCTAATATGGCAGAGAATACTCAGAATTTAAATAATGGACATCCTGTCGATACAGATGTGTACAATAGTATTTTTAAAAATGAAGAATTCTCTTTAAGTCTTATCGTTAAAGAAAATAATAATAAGTTATCTTTAGATTATTATCCGTACGATACCGATTCTAAATTCTTAGAATATTGTGCTTCTCAATTTGATAGACTCGGTACTAATGACGATACATATAACGCATTGTCTGGTAACGAACAGCAATATGAAGAATATGAAGATTCTGAATTCGAACGATTAACATCGATCGATTATCGATTATACTTAAAAGATATATTAGTACAAGGCTTAACGGCTAATTTCTCTAATACATATGCTAATATGTCGGTCGACACTCATAGAGGACAAGCTCCCCAATATATGGGCGGTCAAGATGCGACATTAACATTTTCTGTTATGACGTATGATCAAGCAACTGTCGATGCATTCGATAAAATTCCTAAGATTATTTCTTATTTTAAAAAGAAATATCCTAATGCATTACCTTCGTATCCATTCAGAATCGAATCTGAATTTACTAAATTAATAGGTGTATACGAAGTTATTGTCGAACAAGTTGCTATTTCGACTGTTCCTAATTATCCAGGATTGTTCCAAATTAAAGTATCGTTACGTCAGACAGATAGAACGTTAAGAAACAGATTTGCCATATATAAACAATTCTCTATTGAAAATTATGCGTCTAATTTAGCTACGACACAAAAGGCTACACAAGCTGCTCTTAGTTATTTTGATATCGATGCTAATTTATCTAAAGCTGAATTATATCCAGATTTACAATTACCAACAATTAAAGAACTTGGCGAAATGGGTTTTGAATTTATTCGTTATAAAAACCCAGGTAATCAAGTATTTGTCGATCCTGATTTTTATTTCTGTTATCACGAAACATTATTCTCTGAACTATTAAGAGATATAATTCTTATGGATAGCAAGCTTCTGCAACTATATAAAGAAGCTGATGAAAATGGTAAACCTTTAGATAAAACCGTCGAGATGACAGCTATCGACGATACAGGACGTGGCGTCGAATACTCACGATCTGGCGGTATGACAATTGCATCGAATGGCGGATTAGCTTTAGCACTCGATAAAAAAGAGTGGGATTTAACGACTCAAAAGATTAACGATCTTAAAAAACAAGAAAATGATATTCGTTTAAGACTCGTTAAACATGGTGTAAATACTGGCCAATGGAAAATTGGTAAGAACGCTTCCGTATCGTTTATGGAACCATATTATTCTTGGATGTATTATCATTTAAAAGACGATGCTGATTGGAATGAAACTGGTAAGGAAGAAACTAAGCAAGCTGTTAAAACAGCTACTGGTCCAGGTGCTACTATAATTGATCCTAGAACACAAGTTGATAAAAATTCTATAGTTTATAAACAAAATAAAGAAGAATACGATAAGGCTGAAAAAGATCAAAAAAAGCGAAAAGAAAATAATGCAAAAGTATCTGAAAATGCATTAAAATCTGTACTTGTCGATTCTGTCGATACGTTTATGAAAATAGCTGACGATGCGTTAAAATTCTTAAGCACGATTGCTATCGAAGAAAAAGATCAAGATAAAGTATTACTTCAACATTTTTATAACTTAATTGTCGAAACTAAATCTGTTCAACAAAGTACATTCTCTGATTGGCAAGATAAAATTAACAATACACTAAATAAATTTGTAGCTGCTGCAGTTTTATCTGGTGTAGATAGCGATTTAAGTACTGAAAAACAACAAGAAATAGCTAAAGAATTTATTAAGTTTGCTAATAAATCTAATAATAATACAGCTGAAAATGATAGAGTAGTAGCTAATAAATCTGTTAAAGAAAATATTAAACCTAAAAAGGATTATTTTTCTGAAAATAAATTTAATTTACGTTCGACAAAATATTTGTATGAACAAGCTAAATTAAGTTATGATCCTGATAAAGATAAAGATTTCTGGCGTTATGGTTCTATTATCGAGATGGGTGTATTCGGTATACCATGTTTTACCGAAGAAGAATTTAAATCTAACCCATTATTAAATTTAATGAACGTAGATTTTGCAGCTCGTAAGAAAAAATTTACCGATAAAAAATATACATTCTTAGATTCCGATCATTATTATTTTATTGATCCGTATTACCAAACTTCTGATTATAGCGAAACGATGGCATATATGAAAGGTTGTATGACCGATTATAATTATGCTAAAAATGCGTTCTTACGAAATATGTTGTTTTGGATGTGTACGTTAATTAAAAATAATATCATGCCAAACTATATGACAGATATATTATTTAACAACGCTGACGGTGAAGTATCTGCCTATGAGTATATGAAAGATATGAATCTGTCTAAAGACATTCAAGAAAAAAATGTTAATACTATGAAGAACTTTGTTAAAGATAATCAAGAAAAGTTTGTAAACGGTAAATTGTTTGTTTGTTATTCCTTAACAGCTCTTGCCAAAGATAATGACTACATTAAGAAGATTACGACTCGTAATTATAATTCTTTAAATGCTACGACACATAAAGTATTAACACCATCGTTAAGTGTAACAGCTCCATTAGAAGATAATGATATGATTCTTCGTCGATTGCTATTCGCATTAGTGCCTGCCGGTATTATAGAAAAGATCGAAGAACTTGGTGTCGATATTAGTAATAATAACCCAATTAGTCAAATTGAACGTGATTATTCTCAAAAATTAGAGCTTGAAGCTAATGCAAAAAGAAACTTACCAAGACGTGTTCGTGATTCATTCCTCGATATGATTCAAACAGATGTTCGAGGCAGAATGCTTAGAGGTTTCCCGACATTCCAAGTTATGTTTATCGACGAAGGATTAACGTCTGGATTCTGGAAGATGCATGATAGTTTTTATAGTACGAATGCTATTAGTTCTATACAAGTTGTTAAATCTAAAAATATTGCTGCCGATACGGCTACAATTCAAATTAATAACGCATTCCAGAATATACTCGCAGAGTACGATTCAGATGGTGATAACGATAATTATGTACAACAATTGCAAAATGGTTTAGCTGCATTAAATAATTGGTACGATAGTATATTTAATCCTAGAACATTTGTTCGTAACGCACAACAAAAACAAGATATGATTCCAGAACGAGCATCTATTAAATTAGTAGCCGGTGCTAGAATTCATATTCGCATGGGTTATTCGGCCGATGCAGCAAAGTTACCTCCGATGTTTAACGGTATGATTACCGAGATTATCGGTGGTGATGTCGTTAATATTACAGCGCAAAGTGATGGTATTGAGTTATCGAATCCGATTCGTGAAGATAACTACGGCGATCGTATTAAAAACAGAGGCGTACATTATTTCCAAGATAGTCCGTATGGCAAATCATTTGGCGGCGTATCTCCTCGTGTATTAATTAGCTCATTCTTAACGTGTCAAGATCAAAATTCATTTAGTAAATTATTTAGAGAAAACAACTGGAATGTACTGTCTAGAGTATTTTCTAAAAATCCATTCGGTATTTATCATTTTGGCGATGCATATTATCGCGATATATTTGCTAATGGTGAACCAGTACAAAATATTTACGAAGTAACGAATGATGGTAGTGCTCATTATTATAATAGTAGAATTAATAATAGCATCCTCGATAGTTTTAATCCTTTATCAGATGGTAATCGTATTATTAAGGAACAAGGACAAGAACGACAAGAAGATACATGGACTATTAATCAATTAGCAAATACGTTTGGATTTGGCACACAATCTGGTCATCAATATATCGATATTAAAACACAGGGTCGTACCGTCTGGGATATTCTTCAATTCTCAGCAAGTGCTGAACCAACATATATTGGTGCCGTTACTAATTTTGGTTTTAGAAGCACAGCATTCTTAGGCAAACCAGATTGGTATGCTGTTTATAAATATATTAAACAAGGTAAAGATTATAACGTAACAGAAAAACGTAAACCATATTCACAATTTCATATGTATTGGTCTGATCACGATATTATGTCTAATCAAATCCAGACTAATATTAATAAAGTAGCAACGGTTGCTAAAGGTTTATATAACTTCGAAGACGTTAAAAAATCGACGCCTGACGTATATTTAGATCGTGATATTTATCCTGAATATCAACGTTCTGTCGTAGTCGATACATGGTTACATGCTCGTACGCAAATTAATACGTCATCTGATAATACATTTACGATCGATAGCGAAATTGGTTCACTCGATAATTATGCTACGACCACTGGTTTAGTTATGAGTGTTCCCGGTGCCGTTATGGGATCTGAAGGCGGAGTACTTGGCATAGCTGCTGGTGGTGCTGCTGGTTTTGGTATCGGTACGTTAATTGAAAAAGGTGTTAAGTCATTAGCATCTTGGGCCGTTACTAATTGGTTTCCTCCAGAATTTGGCGGCAGTGAACATAACCATGAAAAAACGGCTCGTAATATGACGATTAGCCGATTAAAACGTTCGGTCGAACAAATTTATTCTGGTAATTTGGTCGTATATGGTGATCCTTCTGTTAAACCACATGACAGAATTGCTATTATCGATGAACCAAACAGTATGACTGGTCAAGCTAAAGTTCGAGATGTCGTTCATATGATGTCGGTAACGACTGGTTTCGTTACGACAATTACACCTGATGCGATTGTCGATCCTTTAAACGATAAAACAACACAAGAAGTTAATATGTCTTTTATATCGACAGCAGCACGTTATACGACATATGCTATGGGTTTATATAATTTATCTCGTACATTATTAGTTCAAGCATTATATGATGATTTTGTTGGAGCTGTTGTTCGATCTGAAGGATGGTTTGCTGAACGATATGCTGATAAGATTCAAGGATTAATAGAAAATAAAAAGAATCCATTATATAAACTCGAATCATACAGAGCTCGGAAACAAATTGCACTCGATAAAATCGACGAACAAATTAAAAATCTTCAAAGTAAAAAAGTTGTCGGTACATTAACTCATGCAGAAAATGAAAAAATCACGATGCAGCTTCGTAATTTATTAGCTCGAAGAGAAAAAATATCTTCGATTTCTAAGATTGGTAAAATACAAACAGCAATAGGTGATGCTCATAAAAATTCTCGTGAATATATGTTACAACATCTTAACGATTGGATTAAAGCTAATACCGAATTTGAATTAGCTAAAAAACAAACGGCTGAAAAATTTGCATCGTTAATGAGTGAAGAAATAAAACAAGCTAAAGATGATTATTACAAAGCAGCATCTCAAAAAGGACGTGAAAAATATATTCACGAAGAGACAGATAAATTATTTAAATCTTTAGATAAAAATAAAAAAGCAAAAAGTATAGAAGTAGATGCTCCTGTATTTGATGAAAATGGCAATGCTGTTTTAGATGAAAACAATAAACAAAAAACTACGAAGAAGACTATTAAACTTAATAAAGGCAAAAAGAACGCTAGTAAAGAATTACAAAAACTATACGAAAAACAATTTAATAAAGAGTATGATATAATTCTTCGCAACAAGGAAATGACGTTAAGAAAAGCTATTCAAAAAGTCGAAGCCGTTACTAATCGTATTTCTTTAGTAAATAATACTGAAAAAGGTGCTAAAATATTAGACGAAATAAAAGATGTGTTATCGACATCTAAAACGATAACACCTGATAAGATTACGGAAATTTCTAACGACGTTCTCAAGACTGGTGGTCTTGGTTCTAAGGTCGAAGCATTTGCTTCTAGTTTCTTAGGAAAAAGAATTGTCGGAATATTAGGAAAAGGTTTACGTATAGCTGGCAGTCCTTTAGTAATTTTAGGTTCGTTTGTTTTAGGTCGTTGGGGCGACATGATTAAAGACTTTATTGATAATTATAAAGTATTATGTGTGACTCCATTATTAAAACGCGGTATACCATTTATTCCGGCTTGGGGCGGTAATTCTGGTACGATATTTATGAGTCCAACATGGGGTCAACGTGGACCAATGTTAGATCTTATGGATAATTTGTTTAATTATCGTGTTACGAAAACAGGTAATGCTACGGCTGACGCATGGGAATATGCTAAGATGAGTGGTAGCTGGTTATTAAATGCATTACTTGGTGGCGGACCTGGTGAAGCCATGGAAAAATATGCTTTACAAGCCGATAATATGATGAAGGCTAATGATCAAGGTGGTCAAGTTACATATACGATGACTGATAATTATGTATCATCATTATTCCAATATGGAGATATTCGTACGATGTCTCAGATTGTAAATGTAAACGATAAAACTATTAAAGCCGAGAAAGAATTATCACGAGCAAATGCTAAGATGTTTATGCATCCTTACGATATGACAATCTTTAAAGATACGACATTATTAAGACCATTAATTCCAGTGCCAGGTCCTGAATTTGAAATTTATAAGCAAACTAAGTTCTTTGTTATTCGACATGAAAAAGCTTTGTTTAATAGTGAACGACCTAATACCGTTGAATTTAATATTGAGCAAGGCGGTCGATTCGTTAAAGTTGTCGGTATCAAAGGTAAAGATGGCGACGGTAAAGAAATTCTCGATGCTAATATTTTACATCCATTTGCTCTTAATACATTAAGAAAAATTATATTCACGGCCGAACAAGAATTATCTTATAAAGGTACGGCTGATTATAATACATATATTAATAAAGTATCGAGTGATTATATAACGCTTGCAAGTTGTTATTTATTCGGTACGGATAAATTATATCCAGGTTCTGGCTTTGGGTTCACATTAATAGGTCATGGTGAATCTGCTGTTAATTTAGATAAAATTTTATCGGCATTACAAGGTGCTGGTGAAATTGAATATACTTCTGACAATAGTTCTGACGATATTATATACAAGGTAAATGTAAATATTCCAAAATTATGATCCGTAATAAAATAAAAGACAATTATGTCGGTCAAGAAATACGGAATCAAGGTTTTGCAAAGTTAAAGGGGTCGGTATTATCTTCCGACCCTTTAACTAATACTTGTTCTGTTATTTATACCGATCAAATGGGTAATCGACAAACCGAATCAGCTATGCATGTACAAACTAATAGCGTCGACTCTTGGTTTCCAAAAGCTGGTGAATATGTTATAATAGAAGCATACAACAGCAAGCCTATGGTTACGGGAAGATGGACCGCAGGCTATGCTTCTGAAATTTATGCTGAAAGCGAATTAAAAAGCGATATATTCCCAGATGAATATACTCAAGACCAAGGAGGTTCTATTACGTAATGGCTGAAGACAAAGATAAAGCAAAACAAAAGACTGAGAATAAACCAAAAGTTGTTCCTGATAAAAGATTAAAAATAAACGAAACGGCTCAAAATAAAAATATCGAAGAAGTAACGAATGCTGTCAATGATTTAATAGCTGAGACAGGTGATGACGCTTCTCCTATTGATGAAGATAAATCATATTTAGGATTACGTGTTAATGCTACTGAATATGAAGAAGTTTCTAAGCATCCTGATCGAATTAAAGATTGGGCGATGAGACGTGGTACTTCTAGTATCGTTATGAAAGAAAATACATCGGTAGCCATGGCAGTTGGCAATAGTTCTAAGCTATCAGTCGATAATGGTACGATTAATGCTGTATCAAATACGCATCGAATTAAGGCAAATCGTATCGATTTAAACTTTGACGAAATACTATTTAATGGTCACAAATTAAATAATCGTATTTTTGAATTAGCTGATTTTAGAGAGCTTCAAGATAAACCTGGTTCTGTGGTCGGTGACTTTATGGTTAAAGGTACAGTTCTAGTTAAATCTTGGGAGCCAAATCTTGGACGATATGTATTGATTCGTCGTGATATAATTATGCCGTTATTCGGACAAAATACGACGTTAGTCGAAATTGCCGAAGGTCTTAAATTAAAAGACCCAACAAAGCTCGTAACAGATTTCGCTCCGTTTACACAAGCAATGCTTGCTGGCGATTCTCCTATTACAGAAAAATCGGCAAAAGAAGCTTTGAAAAATATTGATCCTAAAGATCAAAAATTATTAGAAAGTAATATTTATGAGATTAAAGCATCTGATTATAAAACACTCGAAGAGTTTCAAAAAGCATTAGACGATAAAAAGAAAACGGTTCTCGATGCATTCCAAGCTTCTGTAGACAAAGGAAACGAAACGGCTAAAAATTCTATTGTACAAGCTAATCAAGTTTACGAACTATTAATGAATGCAGCTATAAAATATTATGGCAATAAAGATGTTAATACAACACCGACTGAGTTAAAAAAAACTGACGATTCTAATGCTAACACTAAGAAGCAGTCGTAATATACATATAGCTTCTTATATAATTGTAGCCGTCTACGACGGCTCCAATTTCTTCTTTAATATTAATTGGTGAAACATGAATTATAATCAAATTCTAGGAAAAATAAACGAGGAGACTCGTAAAAAAGTTGCTGATGAATATAACGAAATTCATAAAAAGTATATTGTTCCTGAAGATTATTCTGGTTCTGTTAACTTAATTGATAGGTTATTAAAAAATAAAAATATTAAGATTGATGATACTCTTAAAAAGAAACTTGAAGATTCTAAGAGTAAATTAGTCGAAGCAATAAAAAATAAAGATTTTAAAGGAGCCGCCAAGATTGTAAAAGATCTTGACGGCTTTCCTAATATCATTAAGGATGTCAATGCGCAAGATATTCTTAAGCTCGTCGATAAACGAGATATTGCTTATTTAGCTTTTGATAAACTTATCAATAAAGAAATAACGAATAAGATATTTAATACGTTACATATAACGAGCAAAGAACAATTATTACCAGCACTTCAAGATAAACGCAGTAAAATAATTGCGATTATCAAAACGTATAAGCATATTAAAAATACAAATCCAGCATTAACAAATCAAATATTAAAAGATTTATCTGATAATGTTAATAAGCAACTCGACGAAGAAATTAAATATGCAACTAATAAATATCAAGTGTTAGCCGAACAACAAGCTGGTAAACGTATCGATGACTTATATACAAGAGCAACTAGCTATATAGATTTTGCTAATAACTATACTAAAAATTATTTAGACAAAGCTCAAGCACTAGAAGACAAATTAAATAATGCTGTAAGTCGACTCGATACGATTCAGCTGGGCGGCTTTGCTAAAACTGTTAATATGAACTTACAATTATCTAAAATAGATTTTGTAAGTAAAAATATTGAGCGTGTTAATAAGTATATGCAAAAATATACTGATTTAGCTCGTAAACATTTAGATCGTGCTAAAAAATGGGCGACTGAACAAGTTACAAAATTAGCATCTCGAGTTCTTGGTGAAGTCGGCAAAAAACTTGCATCATGGGGTAAAAGTGCTATCGGTAAAATTAAAATTTAGAAAGGATATATAATGATTGATTTTTTATTAAATTCTGATAAAGATGATATTATGATTGAACAAAGTAATCGATCACGACAATTAAAAATTCAATTTAATGTTGCCGAATCATCTAAAAAATTAAAGATTCAATTTTTTGTCGAAACAATTGCTCGACCGAAACAAACGATACATCCTTTAAAAATTAATTTTACGATTCAAAATAAGAATAATCCTTATGCTAAACAAAATGTATATGCTACTCCTATCTGTGCCGATAATGAGGCTTATACTATTCAGCAAATCATGATTAGATTAAAAACTGAATTAGGTGAAGTATTACAACGTCCTTTGTTGGGTTCTCGATTAGTAGAATATCGACATAAGGATAAATTTGATAAATCTAATTTATTAGCTATTAAAGATATTATCGAAGGTATTATAAATGATGATAACTATACCGTTAAGGTGAAACCTAATGTCGATGGAAAACAAATTATGTCTTGGCATAATATACATATAGAAATTAGACATAAAGAAACGAATAGAGTTTTAAAAGGATTTACGATATGAAACATTTGAATGAAATTTATCAATCGATAAAAACTTTCTTTGAAAGTAAAATTAAGAATACTGTAGAGCAAGGTTCTGTTCTCGATTTGTTTATGCTGTCAGTTTCTAATGAGATGAATGATGCATATGAATATATTGAGTCCAATAAAACACCTCATATATATACTTCGCTAAACGGACAAAATCTTGACGATATGGTTAAATTCTGTGGTTTTACTCGTCGTGAAGGTGAAAGCGATCAGAATTTATTGTATCGTTTAATTAACTGGTCTTTAATTAATGAAAAGTCTAATACGATTGCTATCGATGCTGCTTTATTAGATTTAAAAAATGCATCGAACGTAACGTACGTGCCGATGGTATATGGAACAGGTACAGCTATTTGTTATGTAATTCCGACAGAATATACTGTCGAAAAAATAGAAGCTGCTTTAGAAGAAGCTAAAGATCGTTTAAAAAATGTCACGAGTCCTTCATTATATATAGAGTACGTGACACCAGAGTTAAGAGCCGTAACATTAAATATTAGTATTTCTAATAGCGATTCTAATCTTGCCGATATTAAACGAAATCTCGAAATAAAATTAGCAGAATATATTAATGCTATTCCGCCAAAAGAAAGTTTAGATATTGGATATATTAATAAACTTGGTATTAACGAAACTGGCGTAAGCTATTTTAATGTATCTGGATTATTTGTCGATGGTGTATCAGTTACGAATTTAAAAGTATTACAAGATATTAAATCTAAAATGTTACTCGATACAATTCAATGGATCGAGGTATAATCTATGGATGCTATTACAAATAAAAACTTTATAAAAGCTTTACAGTATTTTCCGAAATGGATGCAAATTCGTCGTCGTCCATATAAGTCTAATGCTGGTCATTTGTTAATGTCTATTATCGAAGAGATGACAGATATCTGGAAAGAAGTCGATGAATATGCTAGAGACTTCTTTCTGGTGAATTATGCTGGTAAAGAAAATACTATTATTAGTAAAATATATAAATGTGCGATCGGCGAATTAAATCCTAAATTAAAATTAGACAATGAATTTACTATTACACAAAGCTTAGTTAATTTTTATAAGAATAAAAAATATGCCTATTATGAAAATGGCTTTTTATATTTTAAAATAGACGAAATTGAAAATAAGCCGATTGGTTATTCTATTAATAAATTTCATTATACGGCTAATATCGAAATAGAACCTGTCTGGAATATCTTCGATGAATTTGCATGGTTTGCTGGTATTGATCGTTTGCTAGATGAATCTAACCTTAGTTTGTCTAACCGGACATACGATGCATTAAGAACTAAAAATAATAAAAACAATAATATATTATTTGACGATAAAAGTATTCTTGACGTATATAAACATCGTTTTAATTCGACAGAATTTGGTATTAAATATTTAATTAAGAATTTGTTATCAGCTTATGCTGGCATTGCTTTTAAAGATATTCATATCGAAAAACTAAATGAAGTCAATATTCAAAATGTTATAAAAGATCGGAAAGTTTATGATTATATCTCCGAATTGAATAAAGATATCGCTCGAGAAAAAGTATGGGATTTAACATTCTGGGAAAATCAATTTAAGAAAATGGATTATT